GATAGTACAGACACTGGGTTTTCTATCATATAGGGGCAGTCGTACATAGAAGCAAACGCGGCAATCATCATTGCATGTCCTGCCGCTAGGTCTTGAAACTCTGGGTTGGCTTCCCTCTTTTTGGCGAAATGAGCGGCCCCCGATACCGCGAGGTCGCTGCAAACTGGAAACCCAAAAACAAAGTCCACTTCTTTATGCTCCGCTGGAATCTCGCATAGTATAACGCCAAGGTCGTGCAAGTCTGCCCTCAGATAAGTGATCGACCCGCCGCTGGGATAGTGCGTGGTCGCGTTTGGGTGTTCTTTCTGCCAGTATTCGTGCTGGATGTCGTAGCAGAAACAGGTTGCACCAGCTTTAGCGGCTGGCTTAACCATTTCACCCGTGTAGTCATAGAAACTTATAATGGTTGTCATCGTTTAACCTCTTGGTTGCATAAGACCGCATCACTGCGGTTTCGCCTATTGAAGGCATCGTCAGTTATGCTATGTCCATTCCGCGTCATCGCCCAATGTAGATATAGCTTCTCTAATATGGAACAGAACAAGAGCCATTTTCTCTGCTGTAGGCGCATCATGTAGACTGGCCTTAACAGAATCCTCGACAACACGCTCCACACCAGCCAGAGCATAGAATGAATCAGTGGGTATTGGGTATGTCATTTAGATAGACTCCAGATGATAGGGTGAATGGCTAGGATGATAGTGTACGACACAATGGCTATTAGTTCGATGGTCATTTTAGTAGTCAGCAGTGCCAGCCGCTATTTCGGCCTGATGTGATGCGTGTTCTGCATCTGCCTCGGAGCAGATGTCTGACTTGTAAGAGTGATACTCGGAAAAGCCTTTTGACATAACCCTGATTGCCTCGGCCACAGTGGAAAAGCCAGCTTCAACCACATCACTCTCGATTTCCTCTACCGTCATACAGTAGTAAGGGACTTCCCAACCTATCCACTGCATGTCACCCGTGGGTTCCGACGCCATTAGCGCGTCGTTTTCGTGTAGTTGGCTGTAGGCCATTATTGCCTCGGCTATCTGTCTTGGGGTTTGCTTTTCGTTTGTCATTGGTTTGCCCATAGGTTGTGTGAATTCGGATGATAAACACGAAAGAGGTTACGGTGTCAAGCACTATATGATGTCGCACCCATACACCCACACGTCCCGCTGTGGTGTTCGGGTTCTACGGTTCCGGTTACCGTATGGTTCTGAACCTATGGCAATTACTGAGCGGCTAGACTGCGGCTAGTGTAGCGGGCAAGGTCTTGCGTCCTTCATGCGCGTGATGCGCGTGCGCGCGTGCGACCCCCCCCCGGCCCCCTTTCTTCATTTATATATATATATTTATTCTATCCATTCAGCCATCAGTAATTTTAGATAACATAAGCATCCACTAATATGGCAGATAAACGTAAAAGAGAAATGGGGTTAAATGGTCGATCTAGCCTGCTGGGAGTTCTAAGTGGACACCCGGTGTATAAGGGGTTCCAAGGTGCTAGGGGTCTTCTGGATATATTAATTCCATCAGCACAGGCGAATGAATTTAATCTACCAATAGATGATAGATTATGGCATTCTGAGTACCTGTATGGAAAACCAGCAATTCCCGGCGTTGCCGGAAAGTATAAAGATGTTAAGGCGGGTAGGGGTAATAAGGTATTAGCTAGGCTTGATTTAACAGCGGGAGAAAGGGCTGGGCAGGAAGATAAGGTTGCTAGAAAAAGCCAAGGGCAACCCCTCAAGGCAGAACAACCAAAGGGGGCAAAAGGCCCGGGGTTGACTAATATACATGTCTTCGATGAGGAAGCTGGAAAGTTAAAAACTGAGAGGATAGGGGTTACGAGGGGTGCAGCTTTAAAAGGTAAAATAGATTTTGTAGTAGACCAAAACGCTAGAAAGAGTACTTTAAAGTCTGGCAGTAAGACCGCTAACACTGGAGTTGTTGGGTCTAACTTTCCCAGAATGACTGAAAAGCAAATAAACAACTTAAAAACAAATGGAGTTGTTTTGCGGTATAACCCCATGACGCAAAATGCGTTTACTGATTTACATGGTCGGATCGTGAAGCCCTTAAATGGTTACGCTTGGAGCGAAGGTGGTAGGGTATGGGTATTGGATAACAACTGGTCTAAGAAGGGGGTTAAGTTCTATGAAAGTGGGGCATCCTTACCAAAAGATATAAGAGATAATATTAAAAAGGGAGATATGAAGTACAATTTTAGCCCTAGAGATGAAAAACCTAGTCGGAGAAGAAGCGCGACAGGTGGTGGTGGATTTGGTGGTGGTAGATGGGTAAGAGACAAAATGGGCCGTAGACACTTGAAGATAATGTGAGAAGTACTAATGGCTTTAACCAAATCACAGAAAAAAGCTAGAAATAAACCCGGCGGGTCTAATGTCGGTGAGTACAATAGAGTAAAAGACTCAGACTTCTGCGGCCCTGCTGGTGGCGCACCCAAAGGGAGCTTCCCTGTAAACACGTTAGCGAGAGCTAGGTCGGCAATCAAGTTAGCGCATAATGCGCCCAACCCTTCTGGAATCCGATCTTGTGTTTATAAAAAATGGCCCACTTTAAAGAAATAATATGAGAACAGAAAAGCAAGAAACCTTTATCGAGCAATACTGTCTGACGGGTAATGCTACTCGTTCAGCAGAACTCGCTGGCTATGGTTCGCCAAAGCAGCGGGGCTACGAGCTAAAGAATAAGTACGCCAGAGAGATAGAAGAGCGGCAGAAGAAGATGTTACAGGATTGTGTGCCGGGAGCGTTGGCACAGTTACGCAGCCTTGTTGACGCAGCGGAGTCTGAAAGTGTTAGGCTAGGCGCGATAAAGGATGTTCTTGATAGAGCTGGCCTAAAGCCAGTGGAGAGGGTTCAGCAGGAAATATCCCATGTCGAGCAAGCTTCAACAGATGAACTGAAGAGGGAGCTAGAGGCTTTGATGGGGACTTCTACAATAGATGAAAAACCGGAACTTATGAATTGATGAGTCATTTAAAAGAACAGAATAAAAACTATTTTGAGCATTTAGCTTTTTCTTGGAAAACCAGCAGCCAGCTATTAGTATTGGTTGTGGTTGGGGTTGTTCACGGAGTGTTCCCATTTATATTCCCTACTTGGGTTTCCTCAGAGCTTCACAGAATAGATAAAAAATTAGACGTATAGTTACACCCACTTATGATACAGGCTCAAAAAGCCAGCAGGGTAGACCTTCAAAAAGCTGTTGAGGTGATGAGGGAGCTGAGGAAGCGAGAGCGGTACAACAAGCTCGATTTCTACGACCCCTACCCCTACCAGAAGGGATTTCATGAAACTGGCTTAGAAGCTAATCAGAGGCTTCTGATGGCGGCTAACCGAATAGGGAAGTCCTACTGTGGTGCTGCCGAGATAGCCTACCATATAACAGGGCTTTACCCTAAGTGGTGGAATGGTCGTAGATTCACGCAGCCAATCACAGCGTGGGCTGGTGGAGTATCAAACGAAACAACAAGAGATATAGTACAAGCAGAATTATTGGGTTCCCCCGATGACCCTACGGCTTATGGTTCCGGCTCGATTCCCCGAAATACTCTTATAAAAACGGAGCGCAAGCCCGGAGTACCAAACGCTAAATCAATGGCGCTAGTTCGTCATGTCAGCGGCGGGAACTCATCTTTATTTTTCAAGGCTTATGAGATGGGTGTTGAAAAGTGGCAAGGTCGTTCAGTAGACTGTGTATGGCTGGACGAAGAGCCTTCTAGGGACATCTACTCCCAAGCAGTGACAAGAACGCTAGATAGACGCGGCATGGTGTATATGACGTTTACGCCTGAGTCTGGCATGACAGAGACGGTGGCAAGTTTTGTAAACAACTTAAAGCCGGGACAGTCTTTGACCAATGCAACTTGGGATGACGCCTCAGAAAGGATAATGTCTATGAATGGGCATTCTGGTCATCTAAATGAAGCGGTGATGGAGCAGATATTATCCAGTTATTCCCCGCACGAACGGGAGATGAGGAGGTACGGAAGACCATCTCTAGGGTCGGGCCTTGTTTTCCCAGTAGCGGAGGATAAGTTATTCATAGACCCGATAACTATAGAAGAACACTGGCCTAGAATAGCCGCAATAGATTTTGGCTGGGATCACCCAACAGCAGTAGTCTGGTGCGCTATAGACAACGATACAGATACATTTTACATTTATGACTGCCACAGAGCTTCCAAAGCTTCCCCGGCAACTCATTCAGGATTTATAAAAAGCAGACCCAGTTTTATACCCATAGCCTACCCACATGACGGCAATCGCAGGGATAGTATGGGAAACCCGGGTCTTGCTGACCAATACAGGAACTTAGGTTGCAATATGCTCCTAGAACACTTTTCAAACCCCACCCCGTTAGGAGAGAAGAAAGGGGGTAATAGTATAGAAGAAGGAATTATGGCAATACTGCAAGCAATGGAGGCAGATAAGTTCAAAGTCTTTTCAACTCTGTCAGACTGGTTTGAAGAGTTTAGAATGTACCACAGAAAGGAAGGTAAGATTACGCCCCTAAGAGATGACTTAATGTCTGCAACAAGATACGCATTCCAATCTAAAAGGTATGCCGTAGCTGGAGCAGACCCCAGCTGGACTAATGAAGTAGAGTATAAGCATTATGGAATTATTTGATGGCTGAAAAAATTAGCGAAGAAGACGTTGTAACAAGAATACGCGGAGAAATTACCGACTCTCTGGGATATAGTGATACTATATCTAAGCAGCGTGAAGCAGCTATGGACTATTACTATGCATTGCCTTTTGGCAATGAGGTAGAGGGTCGCAGTCAGTATGTGGATTCTACCGTTCAAGACACTATTGAGTGGATAAAACCATCCCTAATGCGGATATTCGCCTCTGGGGATGAGATGGTTAAATTTAGCCCTGTTGGGCCAGAGGATGTTGCGATGGCAAAGCAGGCAACTGACTATGTAAACTATGTCTTCGCTAAGGATAACGATGGTTGGGAGGTTCTATACTCTTGGTTTACAGATGCTTTAATGCAGAAGAATGGTATTGTTAAAGTATGGTGGAACGAATACGAAGAAGAGGCAAGAGAAGAATATCATAACCTTGAAGATATGGAGTTACAAGTCTTAGTCTCAAATGACGATGTGGAAGTTGTAGAGCATACTGAGTTCGAAGACGGAACGCATGATATTGTAGTTAAGAGAACAGCCTATAATGGTAGGGTAAAGGTTGAGAATGTCCCACCAGACGAATTCCTAATCTCAAGAGAAGCTAAATCTATACAGGATGCGAGATTTGTTTGTCATCGAGTCCCTAAGACGTTATCAGATCTTAGAGAGATGTATCCGGAAAAAAAACTTGAGCCAGAAGATTTATCTAGCGGCGGGTTTAATGAGGATGAATATTCAATGGAGCGTTTGTCAAGGTACGAGTTTGACAAGTCTGCAAAATACTGGGGCAATGACTGGGGTGCGGGAACAGATGATGATAGCCTACAGGTTTACTGGCTACATGAAAGTTTTTTAAGGGTTGATTATAATGGTGACGGAATTGCTGAGTTGCGTAAATTCTGCACTGTTGGTGATACTGTTCTAGACAACTCAGAAGTAGACTCTATACCATTTGTAAGTATCACGCCAATAAAAATACCGCATAAGTTTTTTGGGTTATCCGTAGCTGACTTGGTAATGGATCTTCAGCTAATGAAGAGTACATTGATGCGGAACCTCATGGATAACATGTATAACCAGAACTTTGGTCGGTACGCAGTTCTTGAGGGTCAAGCGAATTTGGATGACCTGCTAACACAACGGCCCGGTGGTGTGGTTCGCGTAAAGTCTCCCAATGCTATCACCCCTTTGGCGACCCCATCACTGGAGCCGTATACATTCCAGATGCTTGAGTACTTAGACAGTGTAAGAGAGTCTAGGGCTGGAGTTTCTAAAATGTCTCAAGGGTTAAACGAAAACGCTCTGACATCGCACACTACAGCAACTGCTGTTAATGCAGTGATGACAGCGGCGCAGAGTAGGGTTGAATTGATTGCTAGAAATTTTGCCGAAACAGGTGTTAAAGAGTTGATGCGTAAAATATATGAATTACTGTTAAAGAATCAAGATAAAGAAAGAACGATAATGATTCGTAATGAATGGATACCTGTTCGCCCTGACGCTTGGAAAGATAAAGCTGACTGTACTGTGTCTGTAGCGTTAGGTGGTGGAAACAAAGACCAGCAGTTAGCACACCTTTCAGCAATGCTAAGCTTTGCTGGAGAGGCTATGAAGGGTGGTTTGCCTATAGTCAACGCTCAGAATATGTACAATATAGGTGCGGCTATGGTAAAGAATATGGGTTTTCAGAATGTAGAGGATTTCTTAACCGATCCATCTAGCATCCCACCAAAGCAAGAGGGGCCAGATCCTCAGCAGCAGATGGCGGCTATGGAGATGCAGCTAAAGCAGAAAGAGCTTGAGATAAAGGCTGCTGACATCCAAGTTAAACAACAAAAGATTCAGCAAGTTGCCGCTGCTGACGCTGTGGATGCAGAATTGAAAATGGCTGAACTTCAACTTGAGCGCGAACAAAAACGTGCAGTAGCTATAGGAGCCACATGAACCGAGAAGAAGAGGCAAAGAGACTCTTAGAGAACGAATTATTTGTAGAAGCATTTGACACATTAGAGAAAGAGTTGTTATTGAGTTGGTCTAGAAGTGGATCAACTGAAGTAAACCAGCGGGAATCTTGCTGGTTAGCGACAAGACTGCTTGAAAGAATCAAGGCACATATAACGTCCATAGTTGAAACTGGACACATGGCTAAGGTTATGGAAAAGCAACACCCACATATATAAGGAGAAGTACAAATGGCGGATACGCAAAATGCCCCGTCCGTGCCGCAAGGCCCAATAACTGCTGAAGAAAGTATTGACGCAGCCCATAATGCAATTCTTGGCTTATTAGATTCCGCAGAGGAACCAACTGAAAGTGAAGAAGAGCGACCTTCAGAAGAGGAAGAGTCTACAGAGGGAACTCAGGACGAATCATTGGAAGAAGTGTCTGAGGATGATGAAGATTCTGAGGATGATGAGTCCGAAGAAGAAGAAGAGTCTGAAGAAACCGACGAAGAGGAGTCAGAGGAGCTTTATTCTGTCCGTATAGACGGAAAAGAACATGAAGTAACTTTTGATGAGCTTTTAAAAGGCTATAGTCGCCAGTCGGATTACACTAGAAAAACGCAGGAGGTTTCAGAAGAACGCAGAGATATTGAATCGCTAAAGAATCAAATAGGTGAGGAGATAGCTGCGACTCAGACCAATCGCAAGCAATACATGGAAGCTTTGGCAGTATTAAGCCGACAGACCATGAGCGGGTTACAGCAGTACGAAAGATTGGATTGGGAATCTTTAAAGGAAGATGATCCAATCGCTTATGTAACACGAAGGGAAGAATACAGGGACGCGCAGGAAGCAATACGTCAGCAACATGCTCAGTACTCACAAGCTAAAGAGCAGAACAATGCTGAAACTCAACAAGCGTTCCGAGAGCAAGTTATTAGTGAAAAAGAAAAGCTAATTGAGAAAGTTCCTGATTGGGGCGATCCTGAGAAAGCAAAACAGATGACCGCAGAAATACGATCGTATGCGGAAAATAATGGTTTCACAAGTGACGAGCTTAATTCTTTATCCGATCATAGGTCTTTGATGGTTTTGTTAAAGGCGGCAAAATATGATGAGTTGCAAAACACAGACATAAAAGCCAAGAAGTTAAAAAACAAACCAAAGGTTGTAAGGGCTGGAACGGGGAGCACCAAAAAAGACTCCACCAAAGCAAAACGTAATGCCCAAATGAAGCGTCTTCAAGCGACAGGTCATGTAGATGACTCAGTAAGTCTCTTTGAGGATTTCGTAGAACTTTAAAATAGGAGGATTGCATTATGGCAGTTCCGGGCAATACTAGGTTGACATTCGGTGGTGTTCAAATCCGTGAAGACCTAAGTAATATTATTTATAACATTTCGCCAATGGACACTCCGTTCATGAATGGCTGTGGTAAAGGTACGGCTTCTAAT